CAGCCAACAGAGATTCAGGAACCAGGAGAAGAGGAAGGGTTGTAGCGGAAGGTAGATCTAACTCCTACCTGAATGTAATAAGCAATCATGTGGATACACTTCCAGCAGAAAAACTTCTGTGGGAATTCCCGGTAGAGGGTATAGCAGGGCAGTATATTATGAATGAGGATGCCCTAGATCAGCTCCTTATCAAACTTCGGCTCATGGAGCATAAAAGTAAAGCCGGTGTGGTTGCAGTTAACGCTATGATCGAAACTTGCAACAATGGCCTACTAGAAGGTAGAGATACTGAATTGATCAAATCTCTGAAGAGACTACGAAAGCTAGCCGCAGCTCATGATGGTAGTGCCGGACTGTACAAAGCCTACAAGGAAGTATTCAATACGGGGAGTTTGTAAATGATGTTCAGTAACGTAGCCCAAGAAGAACGATTCTTGTCTGCCTTCGAAAAGGCTGCCTCGGCACACAAACAGATGGCCAACTGTTTTGATAACCGTTTCGGTCAGCTAGCTGACTGGTTGGGAATACACAGTGGACAATCTCTTGAACAACACATCAGGTTTGCACTCAACACTATCAGGGACTGCGCGGGTAGGCTAATCCCACGCTAGGAAAAACACCAAATGATCAAGTTTGACCTCAACACATCCAATAGATTCAAACGAATGGTAGGAAAAGCGCGATGGGCTGCCATACGTTCTGCTATTGCCACAATGCCAATGACAGAACTCCCAGCAGAACTAGTCAAGATACTTGGCAAACGCTTTGATATCCAAATCAGTAATCTAAGAAAGGGCCTGGCTATACCTCTAAAACGCATATGGATCACAAGAGGTGATACCCGAGAAGATCCTTGGGAATGCGTTATGAGCTTTGAACAGCCTCCTGAAAGTAAAGCCAAGAAAAAGGAAGCAAAGTAGCGGATAAAGAGAAAGCCAAAGGTGGCCTCTTCTCTTTAGCCATTTGATCCATAGTTCTCCATGAGTCCACTGTCCTGCATAGGTGCGAAGATATCTGGACGTGGGCGCTCTATACAAGAAGCTAGCAAACACAGCAGCAAAGAATGAAATGCATCATCTGCTTTTCCCGGCGGCTTCTTGTACTCGTTCATCCTGAGTCGCACGTTATACTCGGTAAAGATGCTAAGGATATCTGCACCATGTGGGTCCTGAAAATCTTCCCACCTGGGCAAGTCAATCTTCTTTGCCTTCAAGGCATTGAAGATATCACTCATGACTTCGGAACGGTGGCACATCCATCGACGCAGGTTTGGCTCCCAATAGATCTTCTTTTTCTGCCGCGGGTTGTATTGGAACTTCATCACCTTGTTGGCACCAAATCGCTTGATGAGTTTGTCGTTCGGGTAGAAACCACCACCATAGTCTACGCCTATGATCTTTACGTGTACCTGAGCCAGCATCTGTGTGATTATATCAAGTTGCTTCTCGGGGTCTAAGTCTTGCCCTGTAAAACGATGACACCAGAAAATAGAGAAGTTACCTGTACCAAAATATCCGCCAAATGAGATATGGGTGAAGCTAGATTCGGTGCCCCCTCCCCAATCTATTCCGGCGTAGATAGACATACCTTGTGCCAATCTTCGGAAAGACTCTATGTCGCCCAATAGAATCTCAGGCTTGCACACAGCTTGTAGTTGTGCCCTGGTGATAGGTCGTACGCCGGAATCATAAGACCTTCCCAGCTTCTCATTCATAAATTGGGAGCGAGAGTACTGCTCTTGCGCTATCAGTATCTCTCCCCAGTCTACCCAGGGGACCATGATTTGGGGGACACGGTACCCCTCAAAAGTAACCTTGTCCCTGTTGTCTTCCCGCATTGGGTTCATGGCAGCCCATTGCGCCCTGGGGTGCTGCGCAGAAATAGTCTCGCCGCACTTGTCACAGATTAAACCGGTAGACCCTATGTTTTTCTCCGTCAGAACATTCCAATGCCAAGTGCTCGAGTCCCCAGGTAAGCCATGCCTCTCACACGGTACTACCCATTCGTTCTGTGTGGAGAATTCTGACCAATAGAATTCAATAGTGTTATCTACGGACTTAGGCGTACCCGAATACAAGAACATCTTGTACTTAGAGTGAAATGCGCACTGCTCAATGACGGGAATGTTATCGATCAAGATATCTTGAATTTCATCAATCAGAATTTGATCCGAGGCAATGCCACGCACTCGATCTGCAGTTAGATATGCATATCGAAGTCTGATTTGAGAATAGTTGATGAACTTTTTGAAGAAGACAGCTTGATTGATGGACGACGAGGTATATGCGCGGAGCAAAGGAGATGCATCTATCGCGTCTTTAATACGATCGTTAGAGAATACTTTTGCCTGCTCGGCAGATGGAGCTACGTACAAAGATCTAAAGTTGCTGACTAGAGCAGAGTAACAGAGCATTCTGTTACCGAGCGTAGTGGTTTTTTCCGTCTGACGGCCGAAAACTAAGAGTACTTTGTTAGCAGGAGTATCGTAAACCTTCCGGAGATATTCGCGACCCTTGAATGAGAAGTCTGCTATACGGCCAGCTTCAGGTATACGAATAGCTGTTTCTGCAAACTCGGATGGAGAGACACCAAGCAGTTCTGTTGATGACGAAGCTCCAGGCAGTATAACTTCTGCAGGTTCTGCATCTATACCGAAGTCGACAGCTTCACCATCTTCATTATAGTCAAAGACTGGCTCTGCTATTCCATGATCGTCGAAGCAGTAGGATAAAGGAATAGTGTGTGCTGCTTTGAGCAGTTCAGCTTCAGCTAAAGTAATGGTTGCCATTGATCATCCGTGAAAAGAAATCTCGCAATCGGGTATAAGAATAGTGTCAGGAATGGAAGATAGCCATCACATCATTCCTGCAATTCCCGCTCGCCTTAAACAAGTCACAAAAACATGACGAGTACCAGGGTTCTTGACTCCAGCACGAACGTGTGTGATTGAAGAGGGTGGTCAAGTGAAGTGCAAAAGTTTGTGGTGGCCCTACTCGTCATACTACGGCCGGCAGGAGCCGGCCAACCTTTACCCTTCTTCTTTAGCTACCTATACCTGTCCTAACCTATGTGCCACGTTGAGTACAAAGCTAGCCACATGCTCTGGACTTTGTATACCCAAAGACATGGCCTCCATAGTCAGCACCACTGACCAGCTATCTACCTCACGTGAATACTTCACAGTGGCTGGAGTATCTTTGAAATGAGCTCTTATCGCAGACGCAATACATGAATGCATACTGGGCAACCAAGGTGTCAACTCCAGAGCTTTGTTTGCTTCCTCAGCAATGGATTGCCTATCTTCAGCATAGCGGCTCTCGTCCAGCTGCTTGGTAGCAGTGTCGAAAATGGCCTTTCTGTCTGTGTGGTAAAAATGATAGATCAACTTTCCATCTTTAACCCCAAACTCTGCAAACAGTTTACCTATAGTCCATTCCTTGAACTTAGGTACTGCCTTAGCTAGAGCCTCCGTCGTTACGGTATTGGTGGGTAGGGTATCTACTGCAGCATGTTCATCTTCATTTGCTTCGAACGGTACAATGTTCAACTCAGCCATCAGCGTCCTCCAATAATCGATCGGCCTCAGACATCGCATCAGTCCCACCACCTGACTGGCTGTAGTTTACACCAGCTATATCTTCGATAGCGAGAACCTTGCGATCATCCTTCTTCATTCGGAACTTCTCAAAGGCATTCAGAACCTCGCGCAGAGCCACGTCACTCTGGCGCATCTCATCCTCAGCTGCCTTGATGACAGACATATACTTGCTCATCATGTTAGCATGATCTAAGGAGGCTGGTTCTCTTTCAATCTCCAGTACCTTCAGGAATGCTACATCACGCATACGGCGTGCTACAGCACCAGTATTGATGCTGGAAGGAGGGCCCGACATCCCCGCCAACCAAGGCACAACCATATCTGCTATGTCTGGTGATGCTTTCAGAGTGGTGATGCGAGTATAGGCGGCAGGCTTATCATCCATGTACGCAACCCACTCCCCCATGGAGAGTAGCTTGCGATTCCAAAAGTAGTGCCCAAATGCCTCTACCCCTTCCGCCGTCAGCTTGACTTTATGATAATCATTCAATCGCCTTACTGTCTCCTCCACTCGGAGAGGAGATAGCAGGAGTTGCTCTGTATGTTCTCTTAGCCCCGGATTCCCAAGAATCTGGAAGGCTTCTTGAGCAGCAGCACTGGGGTACCACACGTCGTGGATACCATGTGTACGTAGATACTCTTTGGTAATCAGATGCTCATCTTCTGTCCCCAGATTGAGCGTCGGTGCCCAAGGCTCTGGGAAAGGAAGCATCTTCTCTTGTAGACGCTCTATGTACCTGTGATTGACTGCGTAGAGATTATGGTCTTCCAGAATATGGATAATGGTGTCCACTGAGTGTTTCTGCTGGCTAAGCAGAAACATGCAAAAGAATTCTGCGGGACTACGCTTAACGTCCACGGCAAGTCCTAAACTACACTCGTGGCAAATTGCTAAGTGTCTTTAGACCAGCAACAACCTTATCCAAATGGATCATAGAACGTTGAAGTGCCCCCTCATCTACCGAGTTGAGCCCCATACGAGTAGCTACTAGTAACTCCGCTAACTTCCGTATAACTGCCTCGAACTCTGGTACGTAGCTGGCAAAGATAGTGACGTTTTCGGAATTGATGAACCCCACTGACAGTATCTTGTCTACCGACGTCGGGTCCTCTAGCTGAGCCGCCTCCTTGAGCAGGTAGGCCCTTAGGTTAGGCAGGCTCTTCAAGTACTCGGCAGCAGCAGTCTTGGCCTTCTGGAAGCTATCCTTGAATGTGGTTACCTTCCCAGCTTCAAACCAAATCTCCTGGCTGCCCTGCTTGCGCATGCCCACTAGGTCCTTAGCAAACTGTTC